CTCACGCGCAGAAAAAATCTGCGGGCCGGCTGAGCCCTTGAAACCGCCTCTTGATTGGACGGAATTCAAGTTTGGATCAGCCCGGAACCGAGCAGGCACGCCCGGCGTGGGGCGGCAAGCGCTCGGGCGCCGGCCGCAAGCCCAAGGGATACGTGCGTCCCGCGACGCTGGCCGAGATCGACCTGGCGCATGCGCTGGGCGAGCCGCCGCCGGACGAGATCGAGCCGGTCGCGCAGCAGCACGCCCGCCTCGCACTTGAAACCTTCGTCAAGCAGCTGACGCACGGGGCCAGCGAGGCAGCGAGCGTCGCCGCGGCGAATGCGCTCCTTGACCGTGCCTACGGGAAGCCCGCAACCGATGTCGGGGGGACCGGTCTCCTGCCGTTCATGGGCCGCATCCCGAGCCGCTCGATCGCCGCCGAGATCCGCGACCAGGCGCGCGGTTATGCCAACCTCGCGATCATCAGGCTGAAATACATTGCCGAACATGGCCGCGCCGAGAGTGCGCGGGTCAGCGCCGCGAAATCTTTATGGGATAGGGGTCTCGGCACGGCGGCGCCGGCGAAGCTCGACGCCGACGGGCCCTCGCGTCCGCTGGGCAAAAAGGAGGAGGCGGCGATCGCCGCCAATGCGCCCGCGTCCGAGAATTCGGGCTGGGGCGATGATCTGCAGCCGAGGGTGCATTGACCTGGTCGACGGCTTGCCCGGATTGGGAAGAGCGCCTCATGGCCGGTCGCTCGTTGGTGCCCGACCTGCCGCTTTTCGAGGACGAGGCGTCGCGGGCGGTCCGCATCTTCTCGCGGCTGCGGCTGCCCGACGTGTCGGGATATCCGACGCTCGATGTGGCACTGCCGTGGCTCATCCCGGTCGTGGCGGCGCTCTTCGGCGCCTACGACGTCGAGCTGCAGCGCCGGATGATCCAGGAGGTCTTTGAACTCGTCCCGAAAAAGAACGGAAAATCGAGCGGGTCGGCAGGGATCATGCTGACGGCGATGATCATGAACCGCCGCCCGGCGGCGGAAGGGGTGCTGATCGCCCCGACCAAGGAAATCGCCGACATTACCTATCGGCAGGCATCAGGAATGATCCGGCTCGACCCCGAGCTCGCCCCGAAGTTTCACACGACCCGCCATCAGCGCACGATCACCGATTGGCGGGAAGGCCTCGAAGGCGCTCAGCTTCAGATCAAGGCGGCCGATGTCGACGTCGTGACCGGCGGCAAGCAGACCTACGGCCTCATCGACGAGACCCATGTCTTCGCCACGAAATCCAATGCGTCCGAGGTCTTTGTCGAACTCCGTGGGGCCCTGGCGGCGCGACCGGACGGGTTCCTGATGCAGATCACGACCCAGTCGAAGTCACCGCCCTCCGGGGTGTTCAAATCCGAATTGATGCGAGCCCGCGCGGTCAGGGATGGCCGGATAGACCTGCCGATGCTGGCGGTCCTCTATGAACTGCCCGAGCGGATGGCGAAAGACGGCGTCTGGAAAGACCGGGTCAACTGGGGCCTCGTCAACCCCAACCTCGGTCGCTCGGTCGACGAAGCCTTCCTCGAGCGCGAGATACGGACCGCCGAGGACGAGGGCCCGACAAAGCTCGCGTTGATCGCATCGCAGCATTTCAACGTCGAGATCGGCATCGGACTGCGGACGAACCAATGGGCCGGCGTAAAATATTGGGAACGCCGCGCGGATCCAGACCTGACGCTTGCGTCACTTCTTGACCGCTGTGAGGTCGTCGTCGTCGGGATCGACGGCGGCGGGCTCGACGATCTTTTCGGGCTGGCTGTGCTCGGCCGCGAGAAAGCGGACACCACGGTCGCCGGCGAGCAGACGAAGCGCTGGCTCCTCTGGTCGCACGCCTGGTGCCACGAAGGCGTCCTCGATGAGCGCAAATCGATTGCGCCGCGCCTTCTCGACTTCCAGAAGGCGGACGAGCTGACGATCGTCGATGACGAACTCGCGGACCTCTCGGCGATCATCGCACATATCGAGGGGATCAAGGATCGGGGTCTCCTCGCCGAAGTCGCCGTCGACCCGGCCGGGCTTGGGGAGCTGGTCGATGCCCTGGCCGCGATCGACATCACCGAAGAGAACAAGCTCCTGGTCGGCGTCGGCCAGGGATACCGGCTGATGAACGCGATCAAGACGGCCGAGCGGCGCCTTGCCAATGGCACCCTCATTCATGGGGGCTCGTCGCTGATGGCGTGGTGCGTCGGCAACGTGAAAATTGAACCGACCGCAACCGCGATCCGCGCGACAAAGCAGAACGCGGGCGACGCGAAGATCGACCCCTGGGCCGCGGCGATGAACGCGGTCGACCGGATGTCGCTTAACCCGGCGGCAATGCGATCGGTCTACTCGGAACGCGGGATCTTGGTCATTTGATAGCGCGGATTGCAGAAGCCGCGCCCGGGGTCCTCATCGATCTCCTGGGGCTGGCCGGGTTTGCCGCCGTCACCTATGGCGCCTGGCAGTTCTCCGGGCCGGTTGGTTGGATCGTCGGGGGTGTCCTGGCCGTCGCGGCTGCATCGCTGCTCTCTTGGGGGCGCTGAGTTGAATGGGACTCTTCGGACGTCTCACCGCGCCACTCCAGCGAGCGAGCGCCGGTGTCCCCAGCTTCGGCATGATCCCGCCGTTGGGGTCGATCCAGTCGGCTTCGGGCCTTCTGGTCAGCCAGGCGACGGCGATGACTGTCTCCTCGGTCAACCGGGCCGTGACGGTGCGCTCGAACGATGTCGCCCGGTGTGAACCGTCAATTTACGAGACGGCCGAGGACGGCACCCGCACGAAGATCGACCCCGAGGACCACGCGGTCGCAAAGCTGCTGACGCGGCCCAACCGGGTCCAGACCTGGTTCGAGTTCGCCCGCGACCTCTGGGTCGCCTACCTCCTGCGCGGCAACGCCTATGCCGCAATATTGCGCGACGGTCGGGGAAACCCGACGGAGCTGATCTGGATCAACCCCGACGCGGTGATGATCCTTGAGGCTGCCGACGGCAACTGGTTCTACAACGTCAACCGGATCGGCCTTTTCCAGGTCGCTATGCTGCGCTCCCACCCGGTCGCGATCCCCGCCGAGGACATGCTCCATATCCGGGGCATGTCGTTCAACATGCTGGTCGGCGCCTCGACGATCGGGCTCGCCCGCGACGCGATCGGGTTGGCGATGGGCCAGTCGCAGCAGCAAAGCCGATGGGTCGGTAACGGCGCGCGGCCCTCGGTCGTCCTAGAGGCCCCCTCGCTCCTGAGCGACGAGGCGGCCATGCGCCTCAAGAGCAGCTGGGAAGAATTCTCGGCCGGGATCCAGAATGTCGGGCGTACCGCGGTGCTCGAACAGGGCATCACCGCCAAGGCATTGCAGCTGACCTCCGTAGACCTCCAGTTCATCGACCAGTGCAACCTGACGGTGCAGGACATCGCGCGGTTCTTCGGGGTGCCGACCCGGAAGCTGATGCAGCAGGACACCTCGCGCGGCTCGACGATCATCCAGGAAGACCAGAGCTACATCAATGAGACCGTGTCGCCCGACCTTGAAATGTTCGAGCAGAAGATCGCGCAGACCTTTGGTCTCACCGAAGAGGGGCTCGGCATTGACATCGACGAAAGCCCGCTCCTGCGCGCCGACCCGCTGACCCGATACAACATCGGCCGGATCGGCATCCTCTCGGGGATGATCAGCCCCAATGAATGGCGCCGCGGCGAACGCCTGCCGCCGGCGCCTGGCGGGGATGAAATCCGCGCCCCGGTCAACCTCGCGGCGTTGGGGTCCGACATGACCGGCGAGGCGGCTGACGCGGCCGGACGACCGGCGGCGGGGCAGATGCCAAAGCCCGGGGTGCCGACCGACGGATCGGACGTCGCCCAGGAGGGGGCGCACGAGCCCGAACTCACGCGGGGAGCGACGATCAACGTAGCGGTCGATGCCCGGCGTGCCGCAACGACAAAACGCCGAGCCGTGCTGTCGCGCAACGAGGACGGCACGGTCGCCTTCGACATCACCGAAGCCGAGGAGGAAGCCGCGTGAGGTTTGCCCTGTCGGCGCGCGCGGAACACGCAGTTCTCGGAGCAATCGCCGAGA